CGTGAATGTATAGCAGTAAACTCTGTCCCTTTAAGATAGAAAATCTCCTTATTTGATGTTATTCCTGTGATGGCATTTTCATTTATCGTAATAACCTCACCTATGCTGTATGTCTGTGCAGTCCCGTCGATGGTTGTGATTCCTTCGCCGAATGTTTGCCCAGTAGGATAGAACCCAATCTCTTCTGATACAACAGCCTTTGTCCTTTGGTTCTTTTCAATATCTATCTTGTAATAGTTATTTCCTGTGACGGCTGTTGTCATTGACATTTGTGTAATTGCGCCACATGAGGTAACCTTGCTTTCTTCGAAAGAATTCTCGTACACAGCCTCGATGTATACAGGAGACTCGCTCTTTTCAGGGTCTGAACCTATAACTTTGTAGATATAGTCGCTGTCACTCCTGTTCAAAGACACATTGTACACATATTTTTTCTTGTATCCAAGTATTGATACTGCATTGTCACTAACCGTCACTTCCAATGAGAATTTTCCGCTGTTGAGAATATCAAAACTATCGGTTTTTCCTGTGACTTCTTCGCATAATGCACTCCAAACCTTTGAATTATAAGGGCATAACTTTACTTCCTCTACAATGGGACTTGGCGTGTCGTCGACAGGTTTGCAGAAATCGCCCTCGCTTGTCTTGTATGACATCTTGCTTCTCAAGACAATCAAAGGCCTCTTATTGTTTGATTGGTCCCCTAAGTTGCTGTATATGACCCAAGCCGGACCTGCATGGTATCCTGACAAGCCCAAAACCCTAACGACATTAAGCCTTTTGGATTCCTCCAAATAACTCTTTGCAACATAGGGCAATTCGTACTTTGGTCTTCCGTTCTCTTTATACTTCTCGGTTGAGGTTCCGCCGAAATAGTCGACGAAATCAGTCCAAGTCTCGATTTCGATATTCTCGAATGCAGGGCCATACAAGGTTTCACCAACCAACCCAAGGCTCGTTATGCCAAGGCTGTTCACTGAATATGTGACATCCCTTTCCTCTGTGTAAATGCCAGGTGAAACATGGCCTCTTCTTGCATCACTTATCATATTATCATATTTTTTTTACAATTATTTCTTATAAATAGATGAAAAACACCAAAAAAATGAACTTTAATTTGTTTTTTGAACAACATTGGTGTAATCATACCCGTGTAACACTATTTTCGAGTCGTCATATGACCTGAATCTCGAAACATTCATGACTGAAACTTCATCGTTCTTGTTGAATTCGAAATCAGGGGCCAACTCGACTTTCCTGTCGTTAACATAGAACGAAAAATTCTTTATGTTGTCAGTCTCGACATCCTTTACCTTGAAATCACAGTCCATCCTAAACTTGTACGATGTGTCGCAACTGTTTACCGTTATGACGAGTTTCATGTCCTCATATTTATACGGATTGAATCCGTCATCGCATATGGTCTCGTCGATTTGGGCGTTGCTCTTCTTCTGTACGCCGTCAAATATCTCAAATTTCAATGCAGGTATCTCCTCGACGATGAAACTGTCTCTTGGCATTATATATCCCATTACCGTTATATTGTACGATTGTGAGTAGAACTGCCTGTTGTCTATGCTGTATTCTGATTCGTCCGATATGTCGTTTAGTTTCATTGGTATGAAGTGTCCTTTTGGCCTTATGTAGCAGTCTATCGACTTGAACTTGTCATTCATCATCTGGTTGAACTCGTTCAACAGTTCGTATTTGTTAGTAACGATGTTAACCGTATATATCAAGTCCACTGAAAACGGCTGTTTTACCTTGTACTCAACGAAATATCTCTCTCCACCTTTGCCAACCATGGGAACCCTTTTCATGAGATAGAACCTGTCCCCCGGAATGTTTCTTGTCTGGCCGACCAATGTGCCTGCCTTTGGGTTGTTTTCCCTCGTTATCACCTTGAAGTTAAGGATAAGGTTCCTGTTTTCGTCAACTTGGTCCCATGATTGGAGATATTCTGAAAACCTTTGGTTGGATACCATCATGTATGTCGGCACATTCTTCCCTTCAAACGAGATATTCAGGTCTTCAGACACCCATCTCCTGAATTCCTCGTCAATGTCCTTGTATTCCAACGGCTCCGGAAGAGGACTTGAGTCCTTTAGGACCTCTTTTGCCAAATTCATTCTCCTCTCGGCTCCGTAAGTCCTGTTCCTAAGCCTTAATATGTTCTTGTATTTTGTACTCATATCGCTTATCCGTTAAACTCGTTTTGGTCGACGGGCGCACATACTATCGTCCTTGCATAATTCTTGGTCCCATAAAGGGTGAACTTGTTTGATGTCATGCCAACCCTACCGTCATCCGTCACTGTAAAATACTCCCTGTGTTCAGTGTTAATTTGGACGCCAATGTAGTCACCTCTCGATATGTCGCAGTTGTTCTCCTCCAATGTCTTGAGAAGGACACTGAATGTCAACTTGCCAGGCACAGCATATATACCTTTCTGTATTTTTGAGTTATATGTCTTTGTCTCTGCGTCGCTTATGTCGTATATGACAGGAAGTACTATTGGTGTCTTGAACACTATGGCATCTCTCTTTGCCTCGTTGTAGATATCGTCTACCTTTGTCTTTTCCAAGTCGACTTGGTACAATATTATGGTTTGGTTAGCGTCCTGCTCCAAATACTCGGTCGCAAATCCGATTTCAAGGTCGAAATCCTCCATGCCAAAGAACTTATTGTTCCTTGTCACAGGTACCTTGTTTGCACTTTTTGCCTTATTGTCCTTGAATTCCAAAGCCATATGTAAATCATCTATTTGTTATAAATAGTTTGTATTGTGAGTTTCTCCGCGCCCGCATGCACGCGTGTATTAATCGTACCAGAAATAATAATATATTAATTAATATATTTTTTTAAGCTTTAATAATTATTTTTTATTAATATATTATTTATTATCTCTAGAAGTAATGCTATGTCGACTTGATTTTTAAGTATTTTTTTTGTATTTTTATAAAAAACATATATTTGCATGTTCAACACGATAAAAGCCAAGAACGAGGCGATTGACATATTGAGGCTTTACAGCGGCGCAAACCCGTACATGCTGAAACTGAAAAAGGAAGTCATTATACTGAAAAAGACAGATGCTCTTACCGAGTATGTCGTGGAATATATCATAAAAAACAAGGACACCAAGCCGTTTCAGGTCGGAAAAATCGTCAAAATTTCCGACTGGTACGGAGAAAGGCTCAGGAACGAGAATGATATAGAATTCGTCCCGCAGAAAATCCAAATACTGACATACTTGGGGGAAACATCCGTGTCATACCATTGCACCGTGAAATACAGGAAGAACATGGAGCCAATGGAGTTGTTCATACCGAAAAAAGCTGTGCTGGGAAATTTCCTCATCGGAGATTTCCATGAGGTTGATGTGGACTTCGACAGATACGATAACCTTTCAACAGCAAAAGACCCTAACAGGAAACTGAAGCCTCACCAAAAGGAGGCGGTCCAATTCCTTTTGCACAGGAAAAAGTGCATTTTGGCAGATGACATGGGATTGGGAAAAATGGAGCCTGTATCATCACTAATTCCAACAGAAAACGGATTTAAGACTTTTGGCGAATTAAAACTTGGTGATATGGTCTTTGGTGAAGATGGTAATTTACACCAAATAACAAAGATATTCGAGCATAAAGATAAAGAAATCTACAAAGTGACATTTAGCGATGGCACATTTTCATATTGCGGTCTTGACCATTTATGGAAAGTTAGGGATAAAAACATGGTGAAAAGAAAACAGGGATGGAAAACCATGTCATTAAAAGAATTAATAGAATCAAAACTGCAATATACAGATGAAAGTAGGGTAAAAAATGGGCTAAATCCAAGAAACAAGTATGAAATACCGGTTACATTACCAGTCCAATATAAAGAAAAAGACTACTTAATTCATCCATATATATTGGGAATATGCATTGGAGATGGAAATTTGTGCGATAACGGAATAAATATTTCTATACCTGATAATGAAAAAGAAACTGCGAATAGAATTGAATCATTGCTTAGAGAAGACATGTTTCTGAAAGAAGACAGAAGCACAAATTGCCCAAGATATAGAATAATGCATAAAGTTAGAAAGTTTAGGAATGATTACATATCTGAAATAAAAAGATTAGGCCTAAATGTCAAAGGAAATGATAAGTTTATTCCAACAGAATATAAGCTTGGCTCAATTTCACAACGCTTAGATTTGTTAAGAGGATTAATGGATTCAGATGGCACAATTGGAAAAAGCAACAGAATATCTTTTTCAACAAATTCAGAAAAATTAGCAAATGATGTAGCTGAACTTGTTTTTTCATTGGGCGGAATTGCAAGAATTGGAAAATACAACCACAAAGGCAAAAAAAACATAGAATATCAAGTTAGGATACAAATAAAAGAAAACCCGTTCTATCTAAAAAGAAAATCTGAAAAATATAGTCCGACTTATCTAAAATACTGCTCAAAGTATATTGTGTCCGCTGAATATGACAGAAACGAGGACGCAAGATGTATTATGGTCGATTATGACGAACATACTTATTTGACGGGTAAAAATTACATAGTTACGCATAATACAACGGAACTTTCAGTTGCCGCAATCGAGGGGAATTTCGACTCGGTATTGATAATCTGTCCTGCGTCGCTAAAGACAAATTGGCGCGACGAGCTACTTTGGTATGTTCCTGAAAAGGATATATCAATCGTCGATGGGGTTAACGACAAAACAAAGCCTGAGTTGGAAAAAATGTTAGGATACGGCGTAGGAAAATCCGGACTGAAGAAAGAACAGTTGTTGGAAGAGGCGAAAGAAAAGGGAAAATGGTCCGACAACAGGTTCGTAATCGTCAACTACGACATATTGGATGAATTCTACAAGATTCCAAAGACAAGGAGTGCCGAAAACATAAAATACGCTTTCGATAATAGCCCTATGCTCAAATACATAGCAAACAGAAAGTCTTTGATAATCATAGACGAGGCACATAGGCTTTCGAATTCTGACTCAGACAGGTACAAGATTATAAACGACATGATAAAGAGGGGTTGCCCGAACAGCATCTACCTTGCAACTGGAACTCCTGTGACGAACAACCCGTCGAACCTTTACTGCTTACTCAAATTACTTAACGAGGATGTGACATCTGATTGGAACTATTATATGGAAAGGTTTTGCGGGGCAATGAAGATTCCTGCAAAGGGGGAAAAGGAAAAATGGAGCAACATATTCTTCGAGAGGCTTTCAAAGCAATATGCATCAAGCGGAAAAATGGCGCCACAGAATTGGTACGAGCTTAGCCCTTCCGAAAAGGACAAGTTAAAAGAATTCATCAACGCAAACGCAAGAAAGATAACAATATTGAAGGACCCGTCAAACCTTGAAGAACTGAAACTAAAAATAGCGCATATATACCTGAGAAGAACGAAAGAGGATTTGTCGGAAGGATTGCCGAAAAAGACAGTCCACGAGGTGTTCTACGATTTCAACATGCAGCAGGAGTTCGAATACGCACGCCTGTGGGAAGAGTATGAGAATGCACAGTTGGAACTCGACCCGACAAAGGAGATTAACAAGGACCTGCTTGAAGGTGCCGTCTATAGGAAATATTGTTCGAACCAAATGATTCCGAATACGATAAAACTTGCCGACAAATTCATATCAAACGGTGAGAAAGTTATCATTGCAACTTGTTATGACGAAGAATTATATGCCATGAAAGATTATTATGGTGATAAATGTGTTATTTTCAACGGAAAATTGAATCCAAAACAAAAAGATGCAGCAAAAGAGGCATTTTTAACCAATCCGGATAAAATGGTTTTCATCGGACAATTGTTTGCAGCCGGAGTTGGCCTTAATTTGGTTGTTTCAAACAAACTTATATTCAATGACATTGATTATGTTCCAAGTTCGAATAAGCAAATGGAAGATAGAATTTACAGAATCGGCCAAAAAAAAGATGTTGATATATATTATCAAATTTTCAGAGGAACACAGTACGAAAAAATATGGAATACTGTAATGAAAAAAGAATTAGTAATAAATTCAATAATAAAAAAAGAAAACGAAAAGTAATATGGAAAAAGAAAATGAAATTTTTGAAATATTAAAAAACCACGAATCGGTTTTAGAATATTTATGCGAAGGTTTAGACGAAGAACAAAAGAGCGTTTTTAAGACATGGTTCTTAAAAGCATATGAGCATTATGACAATAAGTATGAAGAGTTTCCTCAGATTTCAAACAGAGTTTTAGTAATAATAATGCGTCTTGTTAAAAGAAATTATGAATTCGAAGATTTCGATTTTGATGAGGCCGAAAAGCAATATAACTATTTTTTTGACCATCTACAAGGTTCTAAGTTTGACGATATTGAGTGTGAAGCAGTTGCCATGGCAACATATTATTTCATGGAAAAGAGGTTTAGAAATGAAAAAACAAAATGAAAGAAATATGGAAAAAGACTATCAAACAAACAAAGGGCTAAATCATCTTATCTCAGAACTAAGCAATTCCTTGGACGAAAAGCAAAAAGAAATGTTTGAAACATGGTGCCATAAAGCCGCTGATTATTTCTTGAAAGACGAAAAAAACCTTGATGACAATTTTGATAATGTTGTTTTTGCGTTATTGAAACAGCTCGCTAAAATGAATTATGATTTTTCCGATTTTGACTTTGATGAATGTAAGCGAAAATTTTTCTTTTTCCTTGACAACTTAGAAGGGTCAAAATTCGGAGACATTGAAGCTTATGCTGGGTCAATGACAATATCTTATTTCATGGAAAAAAGATTTTATAAAAATGAAAAAAAAATAAATATCATATAGTTAAATTTGTCTTTTAAATAATCGGATTGTATAAAACAAAGTTCAAATTTAAAAAGGGCCATAAACGCCTTGGAGGAATACAGCTAAATACTGCATCAATATATCGTGGGAACAAAACCTTTTATGAAACATTGAACGGAATTGAGCCAATATACGGTGTTCAAATAGCAACAACAAGAAATAAGCAATATAAGTATTG